ACCGTTGCTCTTCCAAAGCTCGTGAAGATTGCTGCAGAGTGGCTGGTGGCGCTTGCTGGTTTTGCTAAGGAAGTCGGACCCGAAATTATCAAGGGCCTGATTATTGGCATTGGTGAAGTTGTCGCAGCTCTTGGGCGTATCAGCAAAAAACTTTTGGACGGCTTCATTGATCTTGGAAAAAAATTAGGCAAAGCAATTGCCAACGGAGCCATTGGTGGCTTCAACTCCCTCATTGACGGTTTCAATGATGTTTTGGAATTCAACGTGCCTTTGGGCTTTGGTAAGAGCTTGACTGTGAACCCGCCTGACATTCCCCACATTCCTGCCCTCGCAAATGGCGGCATAGTCACGGGCCCTCAATTGGCGCTGATTGGCGAGGCGGGTCCAGAGGCTGTGATCCCTCTCGACAAGATGGGCTCAATGGGTGGCAATACTTTTGTGATCCAAACAGGCGTGGGTGACCCCGTAGCCATTGGGCGTGAGATTGAAAGAGTGATGCAGCGCTACCAGCGCCGCACAGGAGTAGCGGCCTAATGCCCTATCCCACGCCAATTGTTGAAATTGGATTTGACCACGGCCCCTATGAGCTGAACCCCACGTGGACACCCGTCACCCAATGGGTTTGGAACATGACCATTGACCGGGGACGCTCAGACGATTGGGGAGACTTTGACGGCTCAGCCACGGTGACGCTTAACAACCGTGACCGCCGCTTTGACCCGTACTTCACCACGGGCCCGTATTACGGCAAGCTTCTACCACGGCGCCAGATTCGCATCAGAGCGCAAACAATCGAGGCAGGAGTCACGACAACACATGACGTGTTCCGTGGGTTCATTGACGGGTGGAATCCCGAGTGGACGGACGCAGGGACAAATTCTTCCGTGACGCTTTCGTGTTTTGACGCTCTCCAGCTTTTGGGATCTGAACAACTCCCAGCTGACTGGTCACGCTCTTACATTCTCAGCACCAACCCCCGCCACTACTACCCATGTGATGAGCCCATCAGCCCATTCACAGGCGCTCAGACGATAAGGGACTACGGCAGTTTTCCCTTAAACATGACAACTACCACGGCGGCCTCAAGTGGTAATCAGCTGGCGGTGGGTCTAGTGAACAACTCTATTTCTGGCACAGGATCTGACGCCGCTAACTCTTCACTAGGAAATGTCAACAACAGCCCGGGCAGTTTTTCTGTTTCATGCTGGGCTGTGCCTGACGGCTCGAGCAGCGGCAGCTCTCAATTTGTGCAGGGCAACATTTACAACCACACATTTTATTTGGGTTACTCAGCAACCACTGGCAAATTTTTTGTGGAAATCAGTGAACCAACTTTTGGCAACACCAAAATTGCAACAACAAATATTTCCAACTGGGATGCAGGCATGGCTCGTATGTTTTCATTTGATTGGAATAGCTCAGCCCGCACAATTGCTTTATACATTGACGGAATTGCAGTTGCGACAACAACAACCAACAGCGCAGGAATTGTTGTAGCTCTTGATGAAAACGTAAACATTGGGACGGGATCTGTTCAACAGGTCATCGTGTGGAGCACTGGCATTGCTCAATCTATTTTTCAAGAGATTTACAAATACAGCACGGTGGCACTAGCGGAAACTACCAGCGCCCGCTTTCAGCGGATTATGGCTCTTTCATTGTTTCCTAATGCTTTGACGTCACCAGCTACCTCACCGGTTAACAGTGTTTTGGACATCACAGATGACGCACCGTTTGTGGCTCCAGAGCTTCGAAAGGTTGCAGCCTCAGAGGGCGGCCCATTGTTTGTTTCAAAAAATGGAACAGTCACAATGTTTAATCAGCAACAACAGTTCACACAGACAAAGAGCATTGTTTCTCAAGTGACCTACGGTGACGGCGGCACAGACATGGGGACCACGCTGCAGCTCAGCCCAGACGGTGATTCCATGCGCAACGTGGTGAATGTGACAATGAGTCAAGGTGGGGTTTACAACCAGCAAAACACCACCAGCGTCAACGCCTATGGAGACGCTTCAATGAGTATTGACACTCAGGTGCTGACGTTGGCAAATGCTCAGTCACTAGCAAACATTGCCACAGGTTTTGGCGGACAGGTCTATCCACGGCTTTCACCAATTGATGTTGTTTTAGATGCAGCAAACATTTGGAAACCAACTTTGGATCTTGAGCTCATGGAGCGCATCACCGTGAAAGTCAAACCGCCCACGGGCAATGTGATTACGGTCCCCATGCTTTTGCAGTCCATCCGCCATTCAGTTGAGCCGGGCTTTTGGCAGACCACGCTCGAGGGCTCTGCACGGTGGGCAGCCGTGTTCATTATCAATCAGTCACTTATTGGTGGCACTGACCTTTTAGGATGACGCTATGACCTATCCAACCTTTAACAACGGGGACACCCTCCCTGCAAGTGATCTCAACGCAATTGGCCTTTGGTTAGTGAAATCGCAGACCGTTGGCGCTGGTGTGGGTTCCGTTGCCATCACTAATTGCTTCAACTCAGATTTCCGAAATTACCGAATCACATTTGAGGGAGGCACCCAATCGGGAAACAACCTCGCTTTGCAGCTGCAATTTGCAAACACAACAAACCATTTTGCAAATATGCGTTATGACTCATGGTCAGGTTTCGCTGCAGGAACTTTGCCTACCGCTGCACAAAACTTTGCTTATTTTGGCTTAAGCGGAAGCAATAGCACCTGCACATTTTCAATAGATGTTTACGATCCAAACCTTGCTCAATACACAAAATACTCAGGAATGTTTACAGCAAATGATTATTTTGGTACAGGTGGCGGCGTTTATGGTTTGGGAACACAGCTCACAGGTTTCACAATTATTTTTCCCGGGTACACAAACACAGGCGGAATTGTAAAAGTTTACGGATACAGGGATTAAGAAATGTCTGAAGAAAAGAAACAACCACTTATCCAGATTGACGATGAAATCCGAGAGATGACCCCCGAGGAGTTAGAGAATTATGAAGCGCTTAGTGCTCACGCTGTCTCTCTTGATAACCCTGAGTAGCTGTGCAGATCGCACACGTCAAAACTGTGAAACAACCAAAGCCGATGGCTTACTAGAAAGGCGCTGCCAATGAAACCCGAAAACCGTTTGACCAATGAGGAAATTAAAGCCCGGCTGATTCTCATCGTGGGCATTGCACTCAGCGCCTCATTCGTCATGGCAATTGTGTCTCTCATTTATGGTTTGCTCTTTGTCACTCAACCTCTCGAGCAAGCACCAAATGACGCAGAAGCTTGGGCCGTTCTCTCACCAATGCTGATGACATTGGCAGGCGGTCTCATAGGCCTCTTAGCTGGTAACGGCCTGAAAGATAAGCCAAAGGATCCACCAGCTGGGACACCCGTACCATGAGCAGGCCTTACCCTTATTGGCCAGCGTGGGATGGCAAGAAAGAGCAACCCATCACCACCAAACTGGTTGAGCTGTGCGGGAAGAGATACAAGACCCGCAATCTTGGGACCTATGTTTTGAGGCCGATGAGAAACCCCACAGCCAACGGCGCATTATCCGTGCACAGCACCGGGTTTGCTGCAGACTTGGGGGCAGATCTCAAAACGCTTGAGGCAATGTGGGATTTTTTTGTGACCAATTCCGCCGCCTTGCGGGTGTCAGAAGTCCATTTTTACAAAGCGCCAGGAACCAAATACGGCTTGGGTTATCGCTCGAGCCGTGGTGAGGGACAAAAAGGCGTCAAGCGCTGGACCGCCACAGACAACGGTGGACCCGGAGGCCTTTGGCTGCACATTGAACTGGAAGAGCAAGACGTGGCCCACTTTGAAGCAGAATTCCGCAGGCTAAAGCCAACCTGATTTGCCCTGATTGAGCCTTGGACAGCTCTCACGGCACGGCGGTCCCAAGGGTTCCCCTTTCTCCCTTGGGGCTGCCACCCTCGCATTGCTTGCGTTTGTGTTTGCGTTTTGTTACTGTGGATTTCGCCAGCCAAGTGGCACAAACGAAAGGGACCCAAATGGACCTCACACCAGACCAGCAATTAGTGCTCGATGGGCGCATGATTGACTACACCCGGCACGAAATCGCCCAAGAAACCCACCTCACGCTTTCACAGGTGGACACCATCATTGACGAGCTCATCGAGATGGGATGGCTGCAATGAGCGCCACAGCAGCGTACTTTTGTGGATTAGCCATAGGAGCCGTGATTGCCCTCATTGGGCAGGCACTCTGGCAGGCATTAGATAAAGCGGAACAAAAGCAGCTGCAAAAGCAAGCCGCTATCCGCCGTTATCGATTAGAGCAAAGGATCCGTGAACGTGATCAAAATAACTAGCGCTTTCGTAGTGCTCACCCTCATTGCACCAGCGCAAGCAAACGCCCAAGACCCGTTCAGCGGGCGAATACTTGCCCCGCACTTTTACCACCGCCTAGCGCAGTGTGAGACAGGAAAGAAATGGCTTGACGCAGGCACACGCAAGAATTACACCAGCGGATTTGGAATCGCTCGAGGCGTTTGGGCCGCTTTCAGCAACAGCTCAACCGCTGACCGGTACACACCATCACAGCAAGCAGAAATCGTGGACAAAATTGCTTTCCTAGGACACACGGAAGAGGGAAAATTCAAACCACCCGTGGGGCCGTGGGGCTGGGCAGTTGTCAAATCGAATTGCATGAATCTCCAACGGTTCATTTGCAAATCAAAGCACCCCAAAGTGCAGAAATGGAAACGTGGCTGCTAGCCACTGAAAGGGAAAAATGAAAGAGAAAGATGCAATGGTCACAATTGCTGCTCGAATCCCAGCGGAACACGCTGAATTCTTGCGCCAGCAATGCGGCCAAAACTACAAAGCCATGAGTGACGGCATCCGTTTAGCCGTCCAGATCTATGTCGACCAAATCAAAAAAGGGAAAACAAATGACAAGGGATGAAATCACAGCAGTCACACTGCTACTGCTTTACACGTGGAGCGGGCTCTGCACGTGCGACTGGTACTCAAAAAATGAGGGCAAATGCTCACGCTGCTTTGCACTTGAGTCAGCCCAGCAACGGCTTCCGCTGATCCATGAAGCATTCTCCAACACCATTGAGAAAATGGAGCAAGCCAAATGAGCCTCGAGAATTACGAGCCCGTAGCAGACCGCCTCATTAAGTTTTGGGAAGCACACCCGGACGGGCGAATCATCAATGAGCTGATCACATACGAGGGTGACCGCTGCATTGTCAAATCCAGCATTTACTTCCACAAGGATGACGCTCATCCAGTGGCTGTGGATTTCGCTGAGGAAATCAGGGGCAGCTCCAACGTCAACCGCTCAAGTCATATTGAGAATTGCTCTACCAGTGCCACGGGCAGGTCTTTGAGCCTTTGTGGGTTCAGTAGCGCAACGGATGGCACGGGTGCAGGCTGGGAGAAAAAGCCATCCCGTGAAGAAATGCAAAAGGTTGAGCGCCGTGGAGAAACAGTTATCACTAAAGGTGCAGACACATTGTCTGAAGCTCAAGAGCGAGCCATTAAAGCCATTTGCAAATCACAAGGCAAACTTCCGCCAACCAATCTTCAGGCCCTAACAAAACGGCAGGCCTCACAGCTCATTGACCAACTCAAAAACGCAACCCCAGCACCAGCTGAGGACCAATTACCAGAGGAGCCTTTCTAATGGACTTAGGAACCGCTAAAGATCACATTAAAGATTTAATGCAGGAGCGTGAAGCACTGCTCAAACAGATCCGACAACTGAAAGCAGATTTGTCAATGTGGACCCGAATCGGGCACATGGTCTTCACCCACAATGAGGGTTGTTTGCCCGGATGCCGCCGTGCGTGTATGTGCACGTGCGGGCATGAGCACTATCAGGCACAAGTAGCACAAGAGGCCCGCCGTGATTGAATTCATTTGCTTCATCATCACTTTGCTGGCGGTGTTCAGCGTTGGCGCAATAGTCGGACAAGGAATGAAGAAATGAGCAACATCCCAGAGATTCTGCACCTCATTGAAACAGACCTCACATTGCTCACTCGAGAGATTGCAACACTCACAGAAGAGCGGGACCGCCTACGTGGATCACTGGCCGCATACGAGGCAGAGCTAGCGAGGGTAGAGCGTGAGCTGTCAGCAAAAAATATCTGAGGCGGAATTCCAACGGCAGGTCATAGACATTGCCATTTGGCACGGATGGCTCATAGACCACACGCCACCCATGCGGTCCGCTAAAGGCGCAATCTTCACCGGTGGACTCACAGGCAAAACAGATCTGGTGCTCTTCTCCCTCAAAGGCAAAGGC